TATTGCGGCTGGAATCGGAGAGTGTTTCCGTGAAGGTCGCCGGTTGCATAAATCATTCTCATCGCTCCAATCGCTGTTTGATTTCTGCGCCGCTCTTGATCCGTACCAGCACCTCATCAGCGGAAAGGACTGTCACGCGCTCTACGATCTGCCGGACGGCGTTTTCGTTCCATTCGGTGATCGTGGATGCGGTGTCCTCTATAGCTTCTTCTGCCTGCTTCATGCGGGTGCAGACGCGGCTCGCATCGGTGCTGCTTTGCAGAATTGCTTCCTTCTGCCTTTTGAGGGAAGTCTGCTCGGAAAGGATTCCTGCAAACTGTGTGTTGCAGGCTTCTTTATCGTCGGCATCAATGGCTTCCGCCAGAAGCTGTTGGAACCGCTCGTCGAGCTGTTCCAGCCGACGCTCGATATCGGCAAGGCTCATGGTCTGCCCCTGCACAGGCAAGAGCTCCAAGGAAACTGCATTCCTGATATGGTCGAGCAGAGCCGGTTTGTTGCTCATTGCGGAGTTGATCGCTGCCAGAATTGCCGCCTGCAACGGTTCTTCCTTGATTGTCGGAGAATCGCGGCAGTATTTTGTGCCGTAATTCAGGCGGCTGGTACAGCGCCAGACAGGATATTTTCGGCCAAGGGATGTCCATGTGCAGCGCCGGTAAAGTGTCCCGCATTCGCCGCAGACGAGCCTATCCGATAAGGCATATTTGCTTGTATAACAAGAACGTCCTGTCACAGCCGTTTTGGATGGGCTGCGCAGGGCACTCCGACGTGCCATTTCTGCCTTCACTGCATTGTACTGCTCCCGGCTGACGATGGCTTCGTGGTGATCTGGCATATAATATTGCGCCATCTGACCGACGTTCTTAATGACCTTCTTGCTGATTACATCTGTGCGGAATGTTTTCTGAAGCAGCACGTCGCCGCAGTACTTCTCATTCGTCAGGATACTCTTGATGGATGTTGTTGTCCATTTTGATTCCCCAAGAACTGTTTTGATCTGTTTTTCCTCCAGCCAATCTTGCAGATTGCGCAAGCTGGCGCCGCTCTCATATCGCTTGTAGAGTTCGCGCACAATTTCTGCTTGTTCTGGTATGACGCGGAATTTGCCCTCTGTGTCTTTTTCATATCCGTAAAGTCGGTAACAGGGAACCTTGAGCGTTCCAACTTTTGCGTGCATCTGTCGCCCACGCCGGATGTTGCCGGAAATGGACTCGCTCTCGGACTGCGCCATCGCGCCGTACATCGTAATCATAAATTCACTGTCAGGCGGCAGGGAGTTGATATTCTCTTTTTCGAAGAGAACCCCGATCCCAAGTTGTCGGAGGATGCGCGTATAATTGATGCAGTCGAGCGTATTGCGGGCAAACCGTTGGATGGACTTTGTAAGGATGAGGTCGATCTTCTTTTGCTTACACAGGCGAATCATCCGCAGGAATTCTGTGCGCTTTTTCGTGGACGTGCCTGTGATGCCTTCGTCCGCGAAAATGCCAGCCATTGTCCACTCTTTGTTTGACATGATCTTGTCGGTATAGTATTCGCACTGGGCTTCGTAGCTGCTGGCCTGTTCTTCTTCCTTGGTCGAGACGCGGCAGTACGCCGCGACTCGAAGCTGCTTTGTGACTGCAGCCGCTTGCTGCAATTCTGGCTTGGGTGGAATGATAATGACGCGCGGCTTTTCGTCTGTCATGTAAGATCTTCCTTTCCTACAATTTGTCCATTTTTGAGCTGTAGGCGCACCGTCTGTCGTGTCACCAGCACAGCGGAGACTGTGCTTTGCAGCAGCTCCGCATTGAGTTCTGCCGTACATTCGAACGCTGTAAACAGCCGCCGTATGCGCTCAGTTTCGTATTCCTCGTTGCCGATAGCATCGTATTGCTCCTGCGCCAGCTTGCAGATCAGGCTTCTGGCAGTGTCCTCGTCGAGCGGTTGGGTGTTCAGGATCTCGTCCAGTTCAGCCTGCGTGGTGCTGTTCGGTGCAAACTGTTTTTCTGGCTGCGTAATGCGCTCTGGCTGCTCTGCCAGCCGGCCGAACAGGTGCATGACCTGTTGCTCGATCTCCGGTGTAGGCGGCTTGGAGCAGACCCGCTTGAGCGCTTTCTGTGCGGGTGTCCGCTCCGGCAGACGCTGCTTGGTCTGACGCTTCTCGGCGGCTGCTTCAAATAAATTTATGTCAACTAATCTCGGATAGCTGTCTGCGCCGATGTACTTGGCATTCTCCAAAATCCGAGCGACCATATTCTTGTTCCACGACTTGCCCTCGTCGTAAGAGGGACCGGTTTTGCTCATCTGCTCTGCAATTTCCTTCAGCGACGCGCCGAGCGTATATTGCAGAAAAATGTCCTGCACAGTGTTGGCTTCCGGCTCGTTCCGGACGATCTCACCCATGCGCATCTGATAGCCAAACGGCAGCTTCCGATTTCCCATTACCGCTTCGTCCTTTCGATTTGCTCTGTCAGTTCCAAGCCATTTTTTAGCCGAAAGCGCAGGCGCTCGTTGCTGTCTACGATGATTTTTCCAACAAGCGCATCGAACAGCTCCGCATCAAAGTTGACGAGGAAATCCGGCCCGTCCTCCAGTGCGTCCATGAGATCACGGGTGCGGTCTGCCAGATCGTCGCTGTCGGTGTCGAGAAGCCTTGCTTTTTCCTGTTTCAGCCTGCGGAGTTGTTCGCTGAGTTTGTTGTTGGAGGATATAAAAGTATCAGGATCAACGCCGCCCACCTGTTGAAGCTGGGTGAGGAATTGAACCTGACTAAGAACATCGGATATTTTCCTGTTGAGAGAGATGACATCTTCGCTCCAGAGCATCCGGCTGTAGCGGATTTTCTGGAGGTTCGAGAGCATTTGCGTGAAAATGGGTTCGCCGTGGTGTTCGAGTTTGCAGTACAGACGGCAGAAAGCTGCATGGATGCTCCGTTCTTCCATTGGTAATATACTACATAGATTTATATTTTCGCTATGTGTCCTGCACGACCATCGAGATATGCCTCGCCAGTTCTTCCGTCGAAATGCTGCGCCGCATTTGCCGCATAGAATTCGTCCTGTTAAGATACTGTATGCAGTACCTGTCACGCTTCCGTTTGTTGTTCTTCTTTGCTTTCTGAGTCTTTGCGCGGCATAGAAAGAATCTTTATCGATAATCGCCGGATGCTTCCCTTCTGCATAGTATTGCGTTTTCTCTCCTCTGTTTATTACTTGCCTTGCGGGAACTGTACTTGTCATGTAGCATTTCTGCCATAAGCAGTCACCAATATAACGTTCGTTGCTCAAAATATATGCAACGGCAGCCTTGTACCATTTGTGATTATTCCCTGCCGATCTCGCATTCAGTTCCTTTGTGATCTCATTTACATTTGCGCCTGCTAGGTATTGCTGAAAAATCCACCTCACGATTTCTGCTTCTTCCGGCTGGATTTCTAACCGCAAATTGACCAGTCTATATCCATACGGAGCCGAAGAAGCCACATAAGTTCCATCTTCCATCCGTTTTTGGACGCCCCATTTGACGTTCCCTGAAATGGACTCGCTCTGCTTTTGCGCTAGGGATGCCATGATTGCCGTGACCATTTCACTGGACACCTTACTGGTGTCAATGCCCTGTTCTTCGAACAGAACGCTGACACCCAATTCTTTCAGTTCCCGGACGGCCGCAAGGTAGTCTTTTGTATTTCGGGCGAAACGGGAGATACTCTTTACCAGAATGCGGTCGATCTTTCCTTTCCGGCAATCCTGCATCATGCGCTGAAAATCTTCGCGCTTTTCAACCGACGTGCCGGTGATGCCCTCATCGGCGTAAATATCGACCATTTCCCAATCCGGATTGCTGGAGATCAGTTCAGAATAGTATTGATTCTGCACGCGGTAGGAATTGAGCTGATCCTCACTGGAGGAGCTGACGCGGGCATACGCTGCGACGCGCAGCTTTCGCGCGGCGATCTCGTCATGCGCCGGGATGACTATGACGCTCTGCTGTTCCAGCGCAAGATTTCCGTTGGTCTGCTTCTTTGCCATGCCGTCCACCTCCCTCTGTAGCAACACACACTACTACAATATTTTCAGAATAGCTATGAACAAAACGGAGAAAAATCAAGCGTAAAGTGTGAAATTTGCACCAAGCTCGACAGCGATCCGACGCGCGATTTTTTTGATCTCAGTCTCAGAAAATCCGACCGTTCGGAGCGCTTTCAGGAGCTGACAGATTCCTAAAAAATCAATGTTTGGATTCATTGCATTTCTCCTATGTACAAAGCGGGAACCGTATTCCATAGCGGGATACGGTTCCCGCGGTTTCTGACATTTGTGCTTCTGGCTTTATTCGTCGCTACATCCCAAGCCAATGGGCGATTTCAAACAGCGGCGGCTGGCTGCCGCTCCACGGGTCTTGCACCCCTCCGAGGATCTCTCCGAGCTGCCCCCATTACGTTCCGTTGTGGCTGGACAGGTGTACCATTATAGGTTGGCAGGGTCATCGCAAAACAGCTTGCCAAAGCTGCTTCCGGCTGGATGGGTCCGCTCGTCACCTTATTGGGCCGCCTTTATACAGCAAAGCTGTACAGGTGGTCTTCGCGCATCCGCCAAATCGCTTTCCCTCGTCGGGTTCTGCCAACTGATGTACTGTTGAATCGGATCTTTACTTTTCAAAGAACAACCGAGGTAAATGTCCCTCTATTTAATCCGACAGAAAATCGCGTTTTGAGCACCCTCTTTTCAAAAATTTTTTCATTTTTTCTATTGCCTGATTCACAGACTTCCGTACAGCACTATATTCGCACTGTTCAATCTTTGCAATTTCCCGAAATGACTTGCCATTCTCGGCAAACAATTGGAATCGCCGCAACTGTGTTGGTGTCAGCCCTGCAAGTGCAGGCGCGGACTCCAGCAAATCCTTGATCTCCTGACGGATGTACTGTTCGTCCAGCGTCTTTGATGCCAACTCTGGCGCATTGGCAGGTCTGGCTTCCAGCCGGAGCTTTTCTATATGGCGCTCATCGCGCTTCTCCTGTTTGAGATCTTCCAGCTTGAATTCCCGCGTCAAAACCGTAAATAGCCGGAAGTCCAAGCGGATCACGCGCCCGGCATCCGGAGATTCCGGGTAGACATCCTCGATATGTATGATCGCCGCCTCCGGCTTCATTTTGATCAGTTCGCGGTGGGCCTTTTTCGTGAGCTGGAACCAGTCAGATTCGATTCCATTTTGGACAATTTTAATCAGCATATCGCTGCCTCCATTTCTGAATTTCATTTGCGCGGATGGGCAAATGTCAGAAACGGAGGGCCGCGGCACCGCAACGCCCGCGGCTGTGGATGAACATCTTTTTGCGTTCCACATAAAAACAGCGTCCAACGAGATACTGCCAAGCAGTACCCCATCGGACGCTGTTTCTTGCTATAATAGCCACTATAATAGCCATGCACCCACAGGCGCACGGAAAACCAAGCCCGCCGCAAGCTGTCTTTTTCAGATCTTTGCGACGGGCCGTTGCACCGGCAGGCGGCAGCTATCCATCTTCTCTCGCCACTCCCACCGTTATTTTCTTGTTTCTGTTTGTCCGTGATTTTTAAGATGCGTTCATAGCGCGCCTTCTTCCAGATGCTGGCTTCTTCAACACTTCAAAATCACAACATAATTTAGGCGATTACTTCCCTAGTGCGTTCTTCCTTTCCAAGGATTGCTTCAAATTTCGTTTTTCAATAAATGACCGGGACGGACGCTCTCAACCTTCTCCTTGGAGTCGTCCGCAAAGGAACCCTCTCCTGCATCAAAGGTCATGGAAACGAAGTCTTTCTCTGCCCAGACGGCGTAGAGTGTGACTGTACCATCGGATGCGAGCATTTCAGCTTTCAGCGCATCCGGCTGGCTATTCTGTTCCCTCTCAACAATCATCCCCGCATCCTCTCGCCACGCCTGATCCCAATCCCCTTCGGTCTGTCTGTCCCGCGCCTGTCCTGCTCCCTCGCATCCCCTTTGCTTAACCCTATCCGCATCCATTTCACGATCTGTTCCCATGTCTCCCTTGCAGCAAAAGCAGCGCTTCCATCAGGATGCGC